TCACGTCGACTGCGGAGAGGACGGATGCGTGTCTGGAGCCGGGGATGGCGGCGGCGTGGGACTCACGGCAGCCGTGAACAACTCCACGCGCAGCTCACCGATGCCACCCCAGTTCTCCGGGCCGGCGTGGCCGTGCCCTTCCACAATCGCCGAGTCGTGCGCGCCCGGCTGATTGACGAAATCAGTATTGACCGGGCTGTCAGCGCCCGCCGCTAGGATTTCGCCAATGGCGTTCTTGATTCCAAGGGGCACGGTCGAATAACCAGGCCCCTGCAGTTGATCGAAGACCGCCTTGCGCGGCCCGATGAGTTTGATTGACCAGGACATAAGTCAGTTGCGAAGGAGCGGCATCTGGATCGCAGGAGGCGGAGGGACCTTCAGCGCCACGGGAACATCCGCAGATGCGGGGACCACCGGCGCAACCGCGGCCACTGTCGGCGCCGCCGGCGCGTGAACGGCAAGCGCTGACTGGACAAGAGGCATCAGTTGTCCGAGGACCGTGCTCAGCGCCTGCATCGAGGTGCCGAAGGCCTGCGCCTCGGCGGCAATTGCGTTCGCCTGGGCGGTCCCCGCGCTGTCGATGATCTGGCTCTTGCTGGTCTGAAGATTGGTGGCGTCCACCGACGCGGTCGCGGTCTGCGGATCGATGGTCACCTTCAAGTGGTCTGCCTTGGTGTCGCCCGGGTACACGACGGACATTCGGGCTCCGGTCGGCAGAACGGATTCAAATCGGGTCGAAGCCGAATCGATCGTTTGGCTGGCCGTGGACGCGCACCCCGGAGCCACGATCAGGCAAAGCAAGACGATGGCAACCGCGGCAGCCGCCGGCGGAATGATGGACCTGGCCGCCGGCGCGGGCGAATCCGGGGCGGGCAGCGCCGGCGGCTTCGCGAGGTAGGGACCGATGATGCCCGCGCACGTCACGACGTAACGCAGCATTTCGATGATCCACGTGGGGACGTGGCCGGTAAACTGGGTGATGAACTGCTGAGCGCAGAGAACGAACAGGATGCCGTAGAGCGCGGCATGGCGTTGGATGTGGGTGCTATTCATAGGCGGGAAAATTTCAGGCGGCCGGCGTGATGGTGTAGCCCTCGAACCATCCGCTGATCATCGCGTACGGCATGTAGCAGTAGCCGCCATCACCCCAGGACGAGCCCCAGGAGTTCCGTACGATCACGACGCCGCGGGCATCATCGTAACCGACGGCAAGCATCGCGTGGCCACCAAGTAGGGTTTCGCGCGACTTGTCCGGAATGGCCACCAGCCCAGAGGAGCCGGTGCTTTCGAACGACTGGTAGACGGGCATCCCGAACGCGACCGGCAAATTGCGAGCGAGCGCGGTTTTCAGGAAGACCGGGTCTGAGACCGGGACTCCGAGTGGCGCTGGGATTCGGAAAGGTTGGGCAGCAACATCGCAAGCGGGAGTGGGCGCCTCCGCGGGGTTCTGGTTGTACGGGAGACTCTCCTCCGGGCACACCCCGTAGTTGTAGAGGGTCATGAACTCGTCGACCAACGTGGCGCCGGCGTCGGCGGGGAACGTGCCCTCCGCCATGCGGGTGCGCCCGTAGAGATATGCTGGAGAGAGATAGCCGCACGGCGCGAACACGCCATTCTGCTGGCGATAGAGCGCCTCGCGGAATGCCGCGGAGGAAAACCCGGAGCAGCATCCCTCCTGCCCTTGGTCGCGCACCGGGAGCATGATGCCCCGCAGATCGATGGAACTTGGTAGCGCGGGCGGCACCGCGTCCGTCAAAAGCCGGGGAGCTGTCGCAAGGAACGGGTGATTCGCCGGCGGCGGGCGGTAGCTGTATCTGCGGCTCATGACTCAGTGTGCCGCCTCGATCGCTGCCGTTATGTCGGCCTGGGCGTTCGCTTCAGACGGGTTCGCCACATTCACGCCGTAGACGGCGCCCCCATTGTAAGCCGTCCCGGTGCTGTCCAAGAGTTGGAAGCGGTAGACGCCGTTCTGGTAGTCGATGGACAGCAGGCTGATCGTCATGACCGCGGTCGCGCCGGCGGCGTAATGCGATGCGTCCAGCGGCGAGCCGAGGCTCAAGGCCTTCGGCGCTGCAAGGGCGGGCGTGGAGAGGACGGCAATCGCCAGGAAGGCGGCCAGGATGAATTTACTGAACGAGGTCATAGTAGATCGTATGGAGAAGAGTCGCGGTGCTGCTGGCATTCACCCAGAGGTTGCCACCACTGCCGTTGTACCGGGTCGCGAGGGTGATATCGTTCTCGCCGGACGCCACGCTCACGGAGTTGGCGTACTGCGTGCCGCCGGAAGCGGAGCCTAGGGAGACCGTCACGGCGGACCCCGAGGTGTTATCAATTGTCCACGACATGACCCGCGCCCCGCTCGGTAGCGCGACCTGGCCCAAGGCCTGCTGGTTGCCAGATGTATTCGTCGTAAATCGGACCACGCCGCGCTGCTGCGCAATAGAATGGGTCACTCCCGCGGCGCTAATTGTCGCGTGAAGCGCATTCGACGACGCGTCTGACAATTGGTAGCCAACGCCATCATCACAGCGGAAGTGGCAAATAGCGCCCACTTGCTGGACGCGGAAGTTGTCAAAAGCCACAACACCAGAGCCGAAGGCGATCTGCACGTTCCCACCCGAGGTGTAAGTAAGATCAATCACGCCGTCGAAAGTCTGAACGGCCCCTGTGGGAGTAAATTGAATCCACGGTGTCCCACTGCTTGTGTCGCTTATCTCCATCAGTGCGGCAGTCCCAGAGACCTGCTGGTAACTAAAGCGGACGCGATTTGCCTTGTTCGGCACAAAAGCAGATGTGGTCAGGTAGGCGTATCCGCCGGAGTTGACGGTGACATTCATTGAACCGGACACCTCGGCGATCGTATCGGTCACACCAACCCAGCTTCCGACGCTAGCAGTGAATGTCTGCGAATCCCCGGTAATGCGGTCAGCCTGCGAGCCCCATCGAAAGCGGTCTGGAACCGCGTTGCCCAACTCAAAAATCTCCTCGGCATCGGACGCCGAAAGGGCGAGGTTATAAAGGGTCGCCGAATAGATTTTGCCTCGCAATACTTCGGTCTGCGAATCGTATCCAATGCCAAAATAGGTCGAGGCGACATTCCCCTGCCATCCAGGCGGAGTTCCTGCCGTGGTGAATGTCAGCGTCTGCTGAATCCCGTTTATGTACAGTTGCAGGTTCCCAGAATAGGGGCGCACGATCGTTACGTTGACGGTCTTCCCGCCATAGCTGCTTACCAAAGGGCACGTGGCAACGTTCTCGTCGGCCGAGTCGGCCATGAGGACAACCTCCAGGTTGCCAGCCAAAGTAATCACCACCGCAAACGCGTTGTAGTTGGCGCAGGTGAGTTGATTGGGTGACAACATCGCGACCCCGCTTTGGTGGGAAGTGGGGGCCGTGCTGGGCACCGTAAACACGATGGAAATCGAAAATGGATCGGTCCCGATCGACTGATTTGTTAGCGCGCTATACACCTCATCGTTGGCCGAACCGTCGAAATACACGGCGCCCCGTGGGGCCAGCGCATTGCGTTCATTGGCGAGCACTTTGGCGCTCGGCGTGCTGCCAATATTTTGGGCGAGCGCAAGCGCAGGGACGCAGAGCGCGATAAGGATGAGTCGGAGGAACTTCATGGGGATCAGGCGCGCGGGTAGGCCGGCGAGGACGCACGGAGCAGCTTCCAGCCGGCGTTGTAGTAAAACTCGAAGATGGCGTCCGGCGTGTTGCCGTCGGTCGTGATGCTCGCGACCTGCGTCCCTGTGACGCTGCCGTCGCAGAAATTAAGCGTGATGCCTGGGAACGCCGGCAGCGCCACGTAGACGGTCAATCGGTTGCCTTGACCCGCCGTCGAATCGCCCAGGGCAATGACTGAGGTCCGAATCGCCGCGCCGGTGACCGTCAGGATGAAGGTCTGCAGGGCGCCCACCAGGCCGGTGATCGTGGTGTTCCCGCCGCCGTTGGCGGCCGAGCCGAACGGGTTGCCCGCGGCGGCCGTGATCGTGAGGACGTTGGTGCTCGAGACCGCGAGCTGGCAGGTCACCGTGAGGCTGTACTGGGAAAGCCCACCGCCCAGCGCCGGTTTGTACGTCGGCGGGAAGGCGGCGTAGGCGATGAGGTTATTGGCGGCGTCGAATAGGCCGATCTCGGAAATCGTGAAGCCGCCGGTGGTCGAGGGGATGACCGCGGTCAGATTGGCGACCCCGTTGACGACATTGATAGTCGACGGACCCGTCCGGTACTGCTCGCTGATCAGCGTCGTGGAAGCCGCGGTGAGCGTCGTGCCGTCGCCGGATCCGATGGCGACATTGGCGATCACCAGCGGGACGCCAGATGTCGCCGCGGCGGCGATGAGATTCGCCCCGATGGTGGTGAGATTGAAAGCGTAGGAGGGCATAGGCTAGGCGGTCCGCAGCCACATAAACACCGTCGTAAAGGGCTGTAGGTTATTGTGCGCCGCGTTGCCGCCGGCGGGGTCGGAGGAGTAAGGAGGGATCGCAACCGAATGCTGGTGCGAGCCGCCATTACCCGTGTTGAAAGCCGGAACGCTTACCGCGTGCGAGTGGCCGCCCGCCGGGGAAGTTTGCCACGTGCTATCTTCAGTGCTGCCGATATCGAGGCCCTCGGTCCCGGGGCCAGGATATGTCCCGCTGTTTTGGCCATAAGCGACTTCGTGCGTGTGATCCGCCACGCTGCCGGTAGTGGCGCTGATCGGACCGACCGAATGGGAATGATCGCCATTGATGGCGGTATTCGCGGCCGGCGGCTCGTTGGTGTGACTGTGCGCCGCGAGTTCAGATGTGGTCAGCGTGTGGGCGACCTCGCCGCCGGTCTTGTCAAGCGCGCCAAAGTTCGGATCGCCCGCCTTGTAGCCCACCAACACCTGCCCCTGCGCGTAGGGCGCCCACGTGCCACCCAGCCAGGTCGATGGATTCGCGGAGCGGTGCGTGATGAGGATTTCGCCGACCGGGTAAAGAACAGCGAGCACCGCGGCGACGGCGGCCGAGGAAGTCAGCGGTGCGAGCCCGAGGTTGGCGACGGCCGCGGCTTGGGCGGCTGGGCCTGCCGCCTGAATCTCGGAAAGATTGTTCGTCTTCTGGAGGAACTGGGAGGCGCTGGCTGGCTCATTCTGCACCATCGTGAGCTTGTCGCCCGCCGCGGCGCCGGTGCCCAACGTGAACTGCGTGGGGCTGTTCACGGTGAATTGATTGGCCCTGAGACGGAGCCCATTCTGGTAGACTGACATGTTGGCGGTCCCCGCGACCGTGAGGTTCACGACCGTCTGGCCCGCCGACGCCACCTGGTTCTCCTCTACAGTATTGACGGTGATGTTGTAGCCCGCGACCGGGTCGTACCATTCCACGTCTCCATCAGCATTGGACTTCTTGGCGAGGACGTAGCCCGTCAGTCCGCCCGGCATCAGCGCCGCGAGCGAGAAGTTGTCCTCCACCCACACCCGTGTGGCCACCACCACGTTTGGGTCGATGGAGATACTGAGCACGCCAGGGTTGGTGACTTGCAGGTAAATCCGGACCACCAGGTTCTGGGATGAGCCGTCGGTGAGCAGGGGCTTGTACGTGTCCGGGAAGTTCGCGACCGCGATCAGAGTTCCCGTGTTGTCGAAGAGCCCGACCTCGCGGACCGTCCAGCCCCCGTCAGTCGGGTCGATCACCATCTCTGCGATCAGCCAGTCCGGATTGTTCGCGTCCTGGGTGAGCGAGTTGATGTTGGTCCGGTAGGTCTCCCGCACCAGCGAAGTCTGGGTTGGGTCCGGTGTGACAAGGTTACCGCCCCCGTCGCCCACCGACATCTGGGTGAGCTGCACGGACGTGTTGTCCGCCAGCGCCGCGGCGATCTTTGCGGCGCCTAGGTTCGTGATGACGGTGGCGTAGGTCTGCGGCATGATCAGAGCGTGATCGCGAGCGAAAGTCCGATGGCCCCGCCGGCAAAAATTCCGCCAGTTTGGGCCGGAGTGCTGGTCTGGAACGCGGGAGCGAGCGTGATCCCGAGCGAGAGGCCCTGGGCGCCGCCCGCGTAAATGGTTCCATCGGGATCCACTCCGGCGACCGTCAGGTCGGGCAGCACATAGGTATCGGCGCCTCCGATCGTGGCGCCCGTCAGGCACGGCTCGCCGTCCGACTGCAGGAGGCCGTCCACGCCGGCCAGGTAGGAACGGGCCGGCTTCGCCTCGAGGGCGATGGCGGTGGCGTCGTCATAGACCGATTCGTCCGTCAGGCCGTAGGTGCTGGCGTCGATGAGGACGCGGAAGGTGAAGGCCTCACCGGTGGCCTCGTCGATCTCGCACTCGTAGCCGATGGCTTGCAGCGCGCGCTTGAGCGCGCCGACGGTTCCTTTTACACGGTGGACCTGGATGCTCGAGGCGACAGCCGCGCGCTGCTGCGCTTCGCTCCATTGGGGATTCCATGGGCTTACGCCCAGGGCCTGCGCCAGCCAGGGCAACGCGGCGAGCGGACAGGTCTGGGGGTTCCAGACCTCCTTGATGACCTTGGATGGCACGCGGCCGATGCGCGCGACCGTGGCCTCCATCGCTGATTCGAAGGGGGTGGCGCTGGGCGGCAGGAGCGACCTCATGCGGCGACTCCCCCATTGGTGAGCGTGATGCCCGTGCAGTACGGGAACTGGTAGCTCGTCACGGCGGTATCAGTGGCAGGACTGGAAACCACGACCCGCTGCACGCCGGCGACCGAAAGAGCGGCGATAATCCCAGACAGTGGCACCGAGCTGCCTACGGCCTGGCGCTGGTTGACGTAGGCTTGGGCGGCGGCCTGCGCATTCGCGAGAACCGTGGTCGGGTCGGGCCCGGCGTAGGTGTAAATCTCGGCGACGATCGCGAAGGTGACCTGGGCGGCGGCCTGGACGTGGACCGTGTCATTCAGCGGCCGGACGTCATCGGCGCTGAGGGCGGCGCGCACCGCGGCAAGGACCGGGCTCTCCCCTTCCTCGCCGTCAGTCGCGGTATCGGGGTCGGCCAGTACACCATTGGCGGCGGAGCCCATGACGACGAGAACGACCGTACCCGCCGCGATGGTGTTGTCGTCGTTCTTCCCCAGGACCATTACGTCCGCCACGCCGGCGACGTCCATGGCCAGCGCCTCGTATTGCCCTTTCGGGCCCGCGCAAGTATAGCTCTCGGGCGCGAGGAGGACTCGGTTCTGGAGCGATTGGTCGGTCTCGTCGACCCCGCCGGCAAGCGTTGTCAGCGCGGCGGCCGCGCCGAGCGATGTCCCGGCGCCCGGCAAACTCGCAACGACGAGCGCCGAAGCTGCGGCTGTCCCGTTCACCGCGGCGGCGATCTGCGCGGCCGTGGAGTTTGGACTGCCGTTTACGTCTGACCCCAGGATGACGGAAATCGCTGTCCCGACGACGTTCACGGCCAGGTTGGCGAAGGGGCCGTTCGCCGCGATGAAGGTGACCGTGATCGCGTTGCCAGCCTGTCCGCCCGTGGCAGCCATGAACGCCACGGCCGCGTCCCCGGACCCGATCGTCGCTGACGCCGGCGTCCCTTCCCGAACGAGGCCGAAGTTGGCCGCCAGGTTGTCGAGGTCGGAGCCGGTCGCGTATTGGACCATGACTGCCAGGGCCGCGGAGTTCACGCGCTGGCGGAGAAGCATTTCCCGGTAGGCGGCCGTCTCGAGAATCGCGTATGCCGGGTCACTCTCGAGGAGAGCGGTGAAGGTCGGGTTGTTCGCCTGAAACTCCGCCAGCATCTGGGCCAGGATCGTCTCGTACGAGAGCGCCTCCACCACCTGGGGGGCGGGGACATTGCTCAGGTTGATGACGGATTGCAGCGGCATCAGGAGACCACGATTCCCTGGAGCGTGATGGGCTTCCCGTCGGGCAGGTAGATGCCGATGATGTCGATCAGGACCGATCCGGCCTGAACGACCCGTGCCTTAATCTGGGTGACCTGAAGACGGGGCTCCCAAGCAGCGAGGGCTGAGGCGGCGGCATGATAGAGGTTAACGAGGCCGGCCTGGGTAAGGTCGGAGTCGATGAGATCGAACACCTCGGATCCGTACGTGGGTCGCTCGACCCGGCTCCCAAGGGGAGTGGTGAGGATGTCGGTGACGGACTGGAAGAGGTGCGCAAGGCCGGCGAGCGGCTTCCCGGTGTTTCGATCGGTGCCGAGCATCACGGGAGTTTATTCCCGCGGCCGACCCACTCCCAGCGCGCCTGCTTCCGCGCTGGGTTTAGTCGTCCTCGTCGGCGTCAGCTTCCTCTAGGGCATCAGACGAAAGCCGGTTGGCGTTGATTTCGGTCCGGAAGCCGTCGTGGTCGATTGTGTGAATCACCTTCATGACGCACCATGTGTCATCAATGCCGTCACGGATACCCTGCACCGTAACAGTTCCTTCGGCCACTATCGCCGCGTTGCCAGGCATTCCTAAAGTGACTTCGGCTGTGCGGCGGTCGCATGCGGCCAGGGCCGCGGCCGCCGCGGCTTGAGCCTCACTCGCGTTGGGGGATGTGTTGGTGAGCCGCAGTATTGGCTCCGCGCCAGAGCCCGCTGTCACCTCGACGTACTTCGCCTTGTCGAGGTCGTAGTATCGGGCGATGGCGGTGGCGTATTGAATGAAGTCGCTAAACCGACAGCGCCACGAAGTGAGGTAGTTCGCTTTTGGATCCAATGCTTGCCCGGGTTGCGCGCGCGTAACGGTGACCTGCTGGAGTTGTTGGCCGGTGGCCGACATTCCAATCCCTCTATCGAGAAGAGTAAGCTTACCGCCAATGATCTTCACTACGGCATCATGCGTTAGGGCAATATCCCAAAGTACGTCCATGTCCGGAGAATCCACTTGGTTGATCTGCGGGAGTTGGATGCTTGCAAGGCTCGCACTAACCACACCCGTCATGGAGTGATCTTTGGCAATCTGCGCGACCACGGCTTGAATGGTGCTGCCGGTCGGGAAGGTGCGGGATTTGTGCGTGGCAAAGGACGCATAGGCTTGGTCGGCCGAACTCTTCGGGTTGGTTTGAGCACGGATGATCATCCGGTCTGGAGGGCCGAGGATTTCCACCTCGTCTACGATGAACGTTTGGAGCGCCACCAATCCCGTCTCCTTATATCCCAGGCTAACGCTCAACGCTCGCCCGCGCTGCGGCAACGCGAGACGAGAAGGAAGTGTGTCGTCCAGCACAATCTCCAGGGTGTCAGACGTCTCAGCCACATACCGGTCGGGAGATTCGTCCGTGACCTGGATGGAGATGAGCCGGCCGCCGAAGTTGATGGCGTTGCCGTCGACCGAGATGGAATAAGCGGGTGTCATTGCCAGAGTTGGGTTGGTGTGGTTGGAGGTTGGGCAGCGGCGGGCGGCAAGATGACCGTCACACCGGCCGGAAACACATCGTAGATCGCGATGCCTTTGTTCGTCGGGAGAGCCAGGATCGCCTCAACCATTCCGGTGCAGTAGCCGTAATAGGCATAGGCGATGGAGGACAGGGTGTCGCCATCTCGCGTGATGTAGGTCTGGTTCACAGGCCAACGGAGATTTCGAGCGGGCCGGCATCGATCGTAAGGCCAACGCCGCCGGCGCCGATGCGGCCGGGCGTGTAGGGGGCGCCCGCTGGGTTCGTGGCTATCGATCCGGCGCCATCGGCCGCGGGCGATGGGGCGCGCACGAACGTCATCGGGGAATCACCACCAACGGTGGCGCCGACGACAGGATAGGAAGCTGGCTGAGTGTCCGTGCCGTTCGGGCCGTAATAGTGGCACTCGAGCTCGAAATCCATCTGTTTGGGGGCGCCGGATGGCCAGTATGACTTCCGGCCCTCCAACACCCGGGTGATACACCAGAAGCCCTTCACGCTGCCCAAGGCGTCAACCAGGAGCAGAGGGGTGCCGAGCCCAGCCTGGGCGCGCATGCCGTCAATTTGGCCCAGGCCGCCGCGGAAGTGCGGGTAGATGGAGCCGCGGAGCGAGATCGTCTCCACGGCCATGCCGAGAAACTGCAGCGCGGGCGTGGTGCCGATCCGGTCTTGCGCCGGCCAGAGGTATTCGGTGACGCGCTGGAATTCCTCGAAGGCTGCGGTGTCCATCGAGAAGACGAACGCCCCGAGTTTGAGCAGGGTCGGCGCGCTCACGAGTAGGCGTACCCCTGGGTCAGCAACGTGCGGTTCAGCGCGTCCTGCTGAGCTTTCAGCTGACGGGCCACCTCGCGCGCGAGATCGGCAACGTTCATCCCTGGCGCCGCGTGGATGGTGATGGGGGCGTTGAAGCTGACGGTGAGCGGTTTGCCCCCCGCAGCTGCCGATTGCATGCGCACGCCGGGAGCCTGCGCTCCAAAACGCTGCGCATCTGCGGCGGCGGTATCCATGGTGTCGGACCCGGTCGATGAAGGGGCGACCGGCTGGATCGGCCGGCTGTTTCCAAGTTGTCCAGCGTGGCGAAATAGAGAACTCAGCGCCGCGGCCACGAGGAATGGCTCGCGGATGACCCACGCGATCTTGTTGGACTTCCCGGGCCCCGCTGGCGCTTTGGTGGCCGCCGCACCGCCGACGCCAGGCGCGGTGGAACCAAAACCGGTCAGCGCCGCCGCCTGATTCATGAGCCAAACCATCTCGCGCAGCGGCAGCAAAATGAGGCCGAGCGCATTACCGACGCGACGGCCGGCGGCTGCCCAACGATCGAGCGCCGCCGCGCTTGTGTCGACAGGCTTGAGCCAGCCGAAAACGGTCGAGAATACCTTCCCGGCAAGCGCGAGGAGTTCATGGAGCGGCGGCCAGAGCGGCCCCAGCGCCTCAGCAATCCCCTGTCCAAAGCCTTTGAAAAAGGCGGCAAGCGGGCGCCAGTACTTGTAGATCAGAACGCCGGCAACCGCGATGGCGGCTCCGATGGCGAGAATGGGCCAGTCGATGGCCGTAAGTGGCCCGAGGAGCGACAGGGCGCCGGTGCGCAGCGTGCCGAACATTCCGCCCAGCGCGGACTCACTGCCGAGCATTTTAACGGCCGCTCCGCCGAGTTTCTTGAACGCAAGCGCTCCCTCGACCAAGTGCACCGCGAACTCCCCGAGCACCAGTGTGGCGCCCCCCATCAGTGCGGACACTACCGTCACGGACTTCGCCCAGCGCGGCATTGAATCAAAGAGTCGCGCGACCGTGGCCGCCACCCGGAGCGTGACGTCGGCGACCTTCCCGATTGCCGGCAGGGCGTCGACGGCCGCCATCGACAGGGATTTGAAAAAGCCGACGAGCTCGGTGCCGTGCGCATCAAGCCACGCGCCGAGCCGGTCAAGCGCGCCCGTGATCACAGGCAGGAGTTGGGTCCCGAGCTGAGACCGAAAGCCGAGGAGGCGGGCACCAAAATCCCGGATGCGGCCAGCAGCCGTGATCGCGGCCATGATCTCCGGGCCATTCGGGGCATAGCCTGACGTGATGCCTTCCTTCAGCATCGCCTGCCATGCCGCCGGCCCCTTGGCCAGCATATCGGCAATATTGGCGCCGGCGTAGCGGCCGAAGAGAAGCATTCCGATCTGGCCGCGTTCCTCGGGGTCGTGGAGATCCTTGAATCGCTCGGACAAAATCCGCATCTGCTCGAAGACCGAGGACTTCGAATACGACAGAGCGTCGATGCCGAGGCGCTGAAACGCTCGCCCATAGATGCTCAAGCCGGTCCTGGCGAGGAGCGTGGTCCGGACCATACGAAGCATCGCCTGGTCCAGATCCTGGACGGTGACATCGCTCTTGATGCCAGCATAGTGCATCTGCATGAGCGCCGTCGTGCCGATCCCGAGGCTGCGCGCCATACGGTAGGCGCTGAAGCTGAACTCGCTGGAGTCCTTGGCGAAACGGAAGATCCCGTAGCCAGATGCACCGACGCTCGCAGCTGCGATGCCAATCCTGGTCAAATCGCTCCGCAGTTTCGAAAAAGCGCTCCCCGCGGCGCTCATGGCTGATTGTAGCTTCCCCAGGCGCTCCATCCGGGCACGCGTCTTGTCCAACTCGCCTTGCAGGCGCACGTGCTCGGAGGCCAGTTGGTGGACATTCACCCCTGCGGCGAGGAGTTGAGCCCGGTCTTTTTTCAGGGTCTCAGCCTGAGTCTGAATCGCTTTCTTGAGCCGTTCGGAAGACTGGCGTGCCTTTTCGAAATCCGCCTGGAGCTGCTTCGTGGGCCGGTCGGGCCCAATGGTGCCTGGACGCGGCTGCACGGCGGCCGTCATGCGGGCCTGCAGCGCGGCCAATTCAGTTTGGGCCGCCTTCAGCTGCTGCCGGTGCGCGCGGAGGGCGGTCATGCCGGTTTCCAGTCTGCCAGCGGTGACGTTCGTGCGCTGCAGCCGGTCAAGGGCGGCCCTGAATAGATTGGTGTCGCGCGTCGCCCCAGCGAGGCTGCTGCGCATCTTCGCGCCGACCTCGCCCGAAACGAGGATCGATGCCTTGAGCGTGCGTTCAGGCATGGCTCAGCTGTTCACGCGGCAGCGCGTCCACCCAATCCAATAGTTCGGCGATGTCCATTTCGTTGATTTCGGCGAGCGCCCATCCGGTGTGATGCGCGAGCGCGATGACGAGGGAGCGCGCAGTTTCCTCGGTCAGGATAAAAAACCCGCGACGGCCTCCGCGACCCGGACGTAATCGGCGTAGTCCATTTCCTGAAACACCTCCGGGGCGATCTCGGTGAGGTTGCTGATCAGCGCGAGCTGCGCCTCTTCGTCGCTCTTGCCCTTGCGGCTTCGGAGCACGTCCTTGGTCTTCGGCCGCCGAAGGATGGTGATTTCGGTGAACCGCTGCCCGTTGTGTTCGATCGGGGTTTTCAGGGGGATGGTGGTCTTATCCATAAAGAGGGAGGTGTCGGTAGGCCCCCGCCCACCGGCGGGCGAGCGGGGGCTGACCACTAACACCCTTGGCTGACAAGATGATTAGAGGCCGAGCGCGGCCCGGACGTTCTGAAGCTGATCGACGCCATTGATGATCCGGATGCCGTTCTGGACATCGATCTGATGCACCACGCTGCCGTCGACCGCGTACTGATAGTACGAAAGGTCCCAAACATACTCGTGGTTGGCCGTCTCGCCCTTTTTCCAAGGGCTGGCGGTGAGCGTGCGGCACTTGCCTCGGGCGCTGACCGCAATCTGGCTGATGCTGTTGTCCAGGTTCTGCGCGGCCCCTTTCAGGGTGACCGTCTTGTCCTGGCTGCCCAGGAGGCCGAACGTGGCCAGGGCATCCGCCGTGGTATCGTTGAGCTTCGCCTTGAGCTGCATCTTCTCCATGCCCATGTCGATCGACAGCGGGGCATCCAGGCCGCCCGCCTTGTAATCGACGATGAGCAGGTCCAGCGCGGGAAGCGTGACCTCTTCCGCGTTGCCCGCATATCCCTCGCCGTCGACGGTGAGGGCGAAGTCGCGGAGAATGCCGTTGGCGGGAGTGTTCATGTCGGGGGATTACGAGCTCGAGTTGGAAAGGAGGCTGGCGTAGCCGGAGGTGGCAACGGGGTTGACCGTAAAGTTCACCTGTTCGGCCGGCGTCGGCGGGGTGAAGGAGATGTCAAAGTAGACTTTCCCCGTCTGGATGTTCTGGACGGTTTTCAGGGACGGATCCGCCGTGATCGTGCCGTCCAGGATCGCGCCAAGGGCCTTCAGGCTGTCCAGGTAGCCCTGGACCGAGGCGACCACCTGGTTGAGGTAATCCTTGGTGATGTTCTTATCCACGGCCCACAGATGGGCGCGCTGGATGGAATCCTCAATGATGTCCGCGGTGCGGCGAACCTGCAGGAATGCGAAATTCGGGTCGATCGACGCCGAACGATCACCCCAGAGTCGGAAGCCGCCGCTCACCCGGATGATGGTGGCGATGTTCAGGCTGTTGAGGTAATTCGCCCGGCAATTCGGGTTGTTGAACGAGAAATCGACCGGGCGCGTGGTGCCGAGGATATTCGCGAGCAACTGATTCGACGGGCTCGTCCAGAAGCCGTTGGCCTGGTCGTTGGCCGAGATGAGGCCGGCCACTCGGGCGGAGGCGAAGGCCGTGACCGTGAGGCCGGTCGCGGCGCTCGTGATCTGCACGCCGGGATCCACGACATAGGCGCGGGCGGAGCCGAAGTTCTGGATATATGCGACGGCGTCGGCGTCGTCCGTGTTGGGCCCGTCAATGACGGCGATGGACCGGAGCGCGGCGGCCTCAACCAACATTTCGTTCGCGACGGAGAGGTTCTGGGAGAAACCCGTGGCGATGATGATCCGCGGGATGACGCCGAGCTGGTTCTCGGCCCCCAGCAGGGCCTTGAGGCCGGTGTATGTGGTGCCGCTCAGAGCGCCGATCACGTTGGTGATCGTGCCGGGGTTCGAATCCTCGTTCTCGACCTGGGCGACCACGACCACCACGACGGTGGCGTTCCCTTGATCGAAGATGTCCTGCAGGGCCTGCGGAATTGTTCCGCCGGTCCCAAACCCGGCAATCTGGCTCTCCGACGTGACGAGATAGGGCACATTCACGGCACCGACCGCGTCCAAGCCGCCCGCGAGGAAAGTCTGGTTCAGGCTCGCGACCAAGCCCGCGCCGCTGGAGCCGCCCGTAGCGGCCGCGGTCACCAGGGCCATCACATCGGCATTGGCCTCGAGCGCGGCGAGTAGCTGCGTCGCGGTGGTGGTGACCGCTGGCGGTGTCGCGCCGCTAGTGGCGAGATTCACCACGATGGCGTTGCTGTTGACCTGGATCGAAAGAGCGGCGTTCTGGACGCCCGGCGTGCGGATGCTCAGGCTGATGTTGTTGCCCGCCGAGCCGGCCTGAGCCGCCGTCAGGGTGATGCCGTTGTTCGCGCCGACCGTGCCGATTGCGAGCGAGGCAGACGCGGAGGCTTGTGCGCCGGGGGCGGTGCCGACCAGGCCAATGACAGAACTCGCGAGGGTTTGCGTCGTGCCGGCGGCGGATTCCACCTCCGTCACCAGAACACCGTGAAGATATTGGCCGGGCATATTTGGGAGGATGTGGCGGGAGAATATCGCCCTGGGCTGAAGTCTCCCAGCGCGCCCGCTTCCGCGCTGGGTTATTGCGGCGGCCCAGACAGCGAACCGCCAGACTGGACTCCGGTGTGAACATGGGTCTTGAGCGACTTGCCGCCGCCCACCACATCCGTCTGGGCGGTTACCGTCGTGCTTGCGACAACCGGCCCGTTCAGGTCGATCTCGGATCCGGCGATGGTCACCTTGCCACTTGCCGTTAGGTTGATCGCCCCTTCGGAACTGGTCACATCGATGTCGCTCGATCCAGTAACCATGACCTTGCCGGCAGAAATCACATTGACCTGCGCTCCCGAGCCCACGACGTCCAAAGTCCAGGCATGCGCGGCGCGGTCGTACGTGATCGCCGTGCCGTCCTTGTATTTCGTGATGTGGTGATCGGCCGAAGTGTCCGGCGCCGGAAATGCGGTCTGATACACGGCGGGCAGCACAAAGCCCTGGTTGATGTCGCCGCTTGGGCAGATCACTACGACCTGCTCCCCTACCTCAGGCGCCCACCAATCGACGTCGTTTCCGGCTCGGCGGGTGAACCATGGCAGCGGCGGAGAGATTATGTCGCCCGCATGGAGGTCCACGGTAACCCGGGGCGGGCTGAGTTGCACGGCGGTGATGGTTCCCGGGCGTATCAGATTGGCCACCCGCTCCTCGAGCTTGCGGATCCGCGAGGCGAAACTGTTCTTCACGACGTTGGCTGAGGAAACACCTGCTCGTAGTCGTTGATGTTGGCTGGCCCAACATTCGGCGCGATCCCGAGAAAGATTTCGGTCGGCAAGGTGCCGGCGCTGTTCGGATCCGCGCTGAACGTCCCCGCCTGCTGAAACTCCACACGCATGCAATCGTATTGCTCGCCACCGACGGACATCGCGAAGCGGTCCGCGTAGATGCCTGTCACTTCGATCGGCGTTGTTCCAAAAATCCCCGTCCAGGTGTGATTGTTGAGGAAGGAAGCGAGTTGGGCCGCATAGAGGCGGGCCAGGATTTGGTAGGCCGGCTTCTGGTAGTCAGTGAAGACGAAGGCCTCGAACTTCATCGCCGCAACCCATTGCCCCGTGCCTTTGTCCTCAACCGGCTCGAAATCATTCAGGTCGAGGTAAATTGCTGGGGTCGGAATTTTGCCTTGGACACGCGCATACCAGCGGACGTCCCAGCCAGGCGTGGTGCCGGCCGCGGCCGGGAACACCGTCGCGAGGTCGGAGAGCGCGGCGGCATGCAGGCCCACGAGATCGGTCAGGGGGTTGGCAGCCGGGTTGGGGTTCATTTCAGGACCTCCCGCTCAAGCTCGCGCTTGAACGTCTCAAGGAGCCGCCCTTCAACCCTTGGGAACACCTCGCCAGCGATGACCTGGTCGCCTACGTCGGCTATAGGCAACCTCAGCATGTCAATCGGATAGCGGAGAGGCCCGCGGCGCCGGAACATGACGGCTTGGCCGCTCTTCAAATGCTGCACGAACGCGTGGGGCACCTCCCCCAAACCCTCGGCGCGCGCCCCCGTTGTCGTCTGGACCGGATGCAGCCGGCCGGAGGAAATATCCCGCAAGCCGAACCACGCCTTTGAAAAACCCTCTTTCTCCACCCGTATGCCGATGCGCACCCGCCCCTCGAGCGCCTTGATGCTAATCCTGAGCGTCCGGGCGATGCCGGACCGGCCGGCGTCGGCCGCCCAACGGGCCGTCGAGTTGATGGCCCGCTTCAGGGCGCGCTCGATCTGCTCGGGCATAGCGGCAAGTTGCCGCCCGATGGCCTCAATCCCTTCGGCTCCCTGGACGTACGTGCTCACGACTCGCGGGAAAATTGAATGGTGCAAGTCCCTTCGCCGTCGGGCTTCACTTCGAGCACCGCGAATGTCTGGCCGCGAGGGGTTTTGTCGATGGCCGCCGGCATTGAGCGAAGAGGGACTCCCTGCCCGTTGGGTAAGACCGCGGAGCCTCCGTTGGCGGCTGCAACCTTGTCGATGAGCTCGTCGACGTCGGTCTGCCGGCAGGAACCCTGCGGGTTGGTGGATTCCAGGCTGAAGAGGCCAGTCTCGGGGTTGATGAAAGCGTTATCGAATATGACCGGGAAATGGTGCTCCAATCCACCGGGGAGCGTGAACGTCGCGTTACTCGCGAAGCCCTTCGTGTCGAAGAAGACTTTGAGGTCCTCGTCGAACATCACTTGGCGGCCAACTGCTTGGCGGTCTTCTCGGGCTTGGCGCTCGGGCGCGCCTTTTCCCAGGGCTGCAGCTTCGGGCTCGCGACTTCGCCGACTTTGGAGGCGAGCTTCATGTGGATGAGGTTGGCGGCGAGGATATCGGAGACAGTGACTTCGTCGCCTTTACGGCGCGGCTTTTCGCCGGCCACGCAGGGTTTGAGGATTTTGATTCGGGTCATGGTGGGTGTTTCAGCGGTTGCGCCGTCAAAACCGAGACGGCGGAAGAGTTCAGTGAAAAGGCTGCGGGTCTGCTTGAGGGCTTTCTTGGGCGAGATTCGGCGATGCGATCCGGGAACCCACGGGTCTGATGGCGTGCCGATCACGGGGGCGATCGGAGATCACGCCAACGTGAGACCGAGGTTCGCGGCAATGCAGCTCGGGATGTAGGTTGAATCTGAACCGGTGCCCCAGTTGTTATACTGGTCGCTGGTGAGCGGCGTCTTGTCGTGCGTCAATTCGTTGCCGTTGCTGTCGAGCAGCGCCCATTCAAAGATGGCCGTGACGTTGGCCTGGCCGGTGAAATCGTCCCCGATCGATAGGAGCACGGCGATGCCCCCGCTCCTGCCCGGCGTTGCCGGAATCGTGTATGGTTGGATGTTCGCTTGCATCAGTAGAGTGAAATCACCTCGCAATAGCCGCCCCCTCCAGCTCCGCCCGAGCCCGAGGTCTGCCCGGTTATGGCAGCGCCGCCGCCGCCGCCACCACCGCCCGGCGTGCCTCCAGCGCCCCCATTGCCACCCGTGGAAGCCACGCTCCCATCCCCACCGCCGCCGCCACTACCGGCATTTGCATTGTTCGACGCGTTCGCGCCGGCGCTTCCAGAAGCCCCATCGCTCGACCCAGAACTTCCCCCCGTGCCGCTGGAATACGACCCGCTCGCACCGCCGGCGGCCGACGACGTGAGCGTATTGCTGGTGCTCACCCCCCCGCCTGAGCCGCCACCACCGCCACCGTACATGCTGCCGCCGCCAGAATATTTCGCCCCAGTGCCGTTTGAGCCACCACCGCCGCCACCGCCGTATTCGGCGCTGGCGCCCGGGCTTGTCGCCCACCCCGTGCCCCCTGTGCCGGCGCCCACAGTCGTCGCCGAAGTCGATGCAGCGGGATTCCCGCCCGCGACCGCGGCGGACGATGACCCTGCGCCCCCTGAACTCGCAGAGCCGCCACCACCACCGCCCGAGCAATTTGCGGAGTTACTCCCCGCCGCCCCGCCGCCACCGCCGCCGGCAAATACCCAGGTGCCAAATTGCGAAGCTGAACCATTGCCGCCAGCGGAACCCGAAGCACCTCCGGATCCCCCAGAACCGACGGTGACTGCAACGGTAGTCGGAAGCATTGACGCCGGGATTATTCTCTCTACGCGCGCGCCCCCACCGCCACCGGCCCCACCATTTCGTTGCGTTCCAGATGCCCCAACGTTTCCGCCGCCACCACCACCGCCGCCGCCCCAGCAAATCACGATAACCGTGGAGCAACCGGAAGGTTTGCTCCAGGTCGCATTGCTCGAATAGGTGTACACGGTCGCGGCAGATGCGGTGGCTGAAATGGTGAGCGTGTTGTGCCCCGGCGTGACAGTAATCCCCGTTCCTTGCGTGATCGTACCTACCGCAGGAGCCCCCGCGGACGAACCGATCATGAATTGCCCATCTCCGAGCGCCGATGTGCTTCCCGCTCCTGTCGCCGAGGTCGCATATACCGCCCCATTGGTAGTCGCGCCGGATATACCGCTGGGACCCGTCGCCCCAGTAGCGCCGGCCGGCCCAATGAGCGATACGCCAGTCGGCCATGCCCCCGAGGCCTTTGGCCCGTAGATCTCACTCCCTGCGGTATCGATGTAGAAGTCGCCGTTGACCCCAACGGCCCCCGAGGGCGCGCCGGAACCGTTCCAAACCGTGTTGCCGTTCGCGCCCGCCGGGCCCGCGGCCCCCTGGGCGCCGGTAGCGCCGGTGGATCCTGTGGCCCCAGTAGCGCCGGTAGCGCCCTGCGGGCCCACCAGATTGGCAATCGGAGAGCCCCATGAGCCGGATGCCTTGAGGTAAACGTCCCCGGTCGTGGTGCGAAAATAGTAGTCGCCGTTTCCGCCAATGCCTGAAGAGGGCACCGAGCTGCCGCTATACCAGGTCGAACCATTTGCTCCGGCCGTACCCTGGGCTCCGGTGGCACCGGTCGGCCCTTGTGGGCCGGTGGAACCTGCCGGGCCGGCCACTCCTTGCGGGCCTTGCGCTCCGGTTGGCCCAGTCGGCCCAGCGGGCCCTGTAGCACCGGTGGCCCCGGCGGGCCCGATCAGAGACGTCGCCGAACCCCACGCTCCCGAGGCCTTCGGCCCATAGATAGCATGCGCGACGGTATCGATGTAGAAATCCCCGTTGGAACCGAGGGTATTGCTCGGGACGCCGGAGCCATTCCAGATGGTGTTGGCCGCCGAACCCGAGCCGCCGCCGAGCGCCACCGGCGATCCCCATCCGCCGCTCCCCTTCGGGCCGTAAAGCTCGTACGGCGTTGCGGAGATATCGATATAGAAGTCCCCAACAATGCCGGTCGCGGAAGCCGGGGCTCCTGATCCGTTGAGCACGGAATTCCCACGCGGACCTGGAATTCCGCCGTTCACGTGGACAACCGGGTTCGACGGAAAAAGGATCGCCCGCGCGGTGAGCGCGCTGGCGAATGTCGCGATGAATGCTATGCGCCGCATCATTGGTTGACGGCCGCGTTGACCGTGAATGATCCCTGGAGAAGGGCTGCAACGTTTTCTCCGGAGATCAGGCGCAAATTGTAGAAGTACCGCCCCGGCGTGAGCGCGGCCGTGTCAGCGGCGGCAATCGTCATCGTGACATTACCCTGGCTGTCCGTCGCGATGCGACCGTTGGCGGTCGTGAGCTCGATCTGGAGCACTCCGCCAGGTCGGTCGCGTACCTGCATATCGCCGGTGTAGGCCGACAGATCGATTGGCGTCACCCCGTCCGACTGGGTGAAATTGACGAGCTGCTGAAAGTCGGCCCCCTGGTCGAGGGCAATATCGAGACAGGGGGCTACCATTGCCGCCGCAAGGTGAGCCGATCAGGTATCGGCGTTCGGGAAGATCAGTTGCTTGTAGCCCGCCCCGCCGCTATTCGCCGCGCCCAAGGACGCGCCGATGGCGGTGAGGAAAGCATCAAGCGTTGCCGACTTCAGGACCGCCTGCCCGACGGCGCCGCTATCCGCGATCTGGGCGGTGTTGATGTTGATGGAATCGTCGATCTCGACGGATTGCGCCGGCGCGCCGTCCGTATAGGTCGCGTCTCCGCGCCAGACCAGGTCGGCGGCCTCTTGGTCGGGAACGTTGGCAACAACCGTGGTCGCCGTCCGGACCGCGCCGAGAACAATCGCGGCGCGGACCATGGTGATGGATTGGCTCATGATGGAAAAATCTCCCCGGCGATGCGCCGATTACGGGTGGAAGCCGAAGGTGAACGCCTCGGGGCGGCGGTTGAGGTAGTCCAGGTCCTGGAGGACGCTGATGCGCACCTTGCCGGATTCCGCGAAGCGGAACGGGTTGACGATCATGTCGAGGCCCGACCAGAAACAGACGTGGAGCTCCTTCCAGTTGCCCAGGAAGTAGTGGCCCACCTGAATCTGGTTGGTGACGCCGGTCTTGTAGCCGTTGACCGTGTCGCCGGGCTCCCAGATCGTCGCGCCCGTGGGCGTGCCCGGGACCTTCTGGCGGGTCTTCAGCCAACCGCGGGCCGCCGCGGCGAAGAGGTAGGCGCCGCTCTGCGGGGAAATCTTCACATTCCCCTCGGCGATCACGGTCTCCATGTTCACGAGCTCGGTCCACTCGGGATTGACGCCGTCGCTGCCGTTGGTGCCCTCGACCCCGGCAAATTCCACGATCTTCACGCCGTCGGTGAGGGTGAGGCCCTTGGGCTGGCCGTTGGCGCCCGTCCCGTAGTAGCCGGCGAGATCGACCGTCTGGCCCAACCCCTCGGCGAGGCCAGTGCGGAGAATCGACTCCAGCGGGAGCGCCGACTGCAGGGACGCCCGGCGGGTGATGTCGATGAAGGCGCCGGCCGTGTGCGGCGTGGCTTGCAGTTGGAGGAAGATGGCGTCCTGGCCGGAGACGGACTGGTCTTCCTGGACCCAGCCGCCCGTCGAGCCGCTCACCTGCTTCGGGATTTCGAAGGTCCCCTCGAGGCCGCTCACGACGGTGCAGAGGTTCAGGAGGATCGCCTCCGGACGAAGCAGTTCGGCGAAGCTCGCGACGTCCAGAAAGGGCACGGTCGTGGCGACCGCGTTGGAATCGCCCACGCTGATGCCAATCGCGGCGCGCTTGGCGAGATACGCCTGGCGCTGCTCTTCGGTCAACTTGACCTTGCCGCGGCTCAGGATCTCCGCGGGGATGAAATGGCCCTGCGGAGGCTTGCCGGTGCGCTTCTCGCGCTCCTTGGCGGCGGCGCTGACCACCTCCATCTCAAATCCCGCGGCCTCGCGGTGGCTGCGCGAGCCGCCGAGGTTTTCCGGGATCGAGGCGGCGACCAGGCGGGCAAACGAGAATTCCTGGATCTCCTTGTCCGAAAGGCCGAGGGGGTGTTCGGTGCGGACCGCGACCGCCTTCTTGGCCCGCTCGAGAAGGGCGGACTTGAACTCGCCGACGGATTGGCCGGCGGCAACGGCGTCCTGGGCGAGGTCCCGGGCGTCATAGAGCTTGCCGAGTTCGAGGATCGTCTTCGCATCGCGAAGCGCTTCCTTGTCGCGGACGTCGGTGATGGCGGGAGCCGCAGCGGCGGGAGGAGTCGCGGTGGCGGCGGTGGCGGCCGGAGCGGCCGGAGCGGTTTCGAGAGGCATATTTTTGCGGGATTGAGAGGTGAGGCCAGCGGCTTCCAGAGTGCGACCGGCGCCGACGGTGATGTCGGCGGGAACGGTCACGAAAGAGACTTCGTAGGGGCTCCAGCGGGTGACGGTGTAGTGGTACCCCGTCTCGTCGTTGCGGGTGAGTTCCTCGGCGAGGATCTCGTAGCCCACGGAGACGTTGCGGATGATTTTGTCTCGGACGTCGGGCCAAACTTCCTTGGCCTTTTCCGAGCTGCCGAAGCGGACGGTCGCGTAGCCTTTGCCGCCGTCGACCCAGGCGCGATCTACGACGCCCAGCAGGACGTCCCAGTCGTGGTTCCACAGGCAGGATGCATCCGCGTTGAGCCTGGTGAGGTCGCATGCGCCGGCATCATGCGACAGCTTTTCGAAGTACCCGGGCCAGCGCTCCAGATCGACGTCCGAAGAAAACGAGATATCGACGGTCTTCTTTTCGTCATCAACCCGTTCGATGCGCATGCTGCGCCGGAACCGGACCGGGTGACCGGCCTCGCGCTCCGCAGTAAACGGGTTCTTGGGCTTCTCAGGCATCGACGGCGGAGTTTATTCCGCCGTCGATTCGTCTCCCAGCGCGCCCGCTTCCGCGCTGGGTTTAGGCCGCCCTCTTTTTCGGCTTCCGCTGAAGAGTGGCGCGTAGGCGGGCAAGTTCCGCCTCTCGCTCCGCAATGATGGTTGCGTTCGTTGTCGCCGCGGCGCGCATCACGATCACATCGGCCTCAAGGGCGCTGGCGCGTGCAGAGTCGGGATCGGAGTCGGCATCCGGATCATCGTTGCCGTTTGCATCCGGACCGACGGTGACCTGGTTGGGGGTCTGTTGCCCTCCCTGTTCGGATGGAACGGTGATGCCGAGTCCCTCGAGCTCCTCCTCTTCGGCTTGGACCTGCTCCCATACTTGAGTGGCATCCCCGCCCTGCTCCTCAATCACCGCGGTGCGGCTCTTCAGGCGATGCATGATGGCTTGGATGTTCGCACTGACCTCCTTGAGTGGATCGATCCAGCCCCAGCGGCGCCCGAGCCAAAGAACGCGCTTGTAGCGCTCCAAATTTTGGGCCGGCAGCGGCTTGCCAGAGGCATCCACGATCTTGTCCGCGAGAAGCGCGAATTTGAGCCAGGCGACGTAGATCGGCCGCATCACGGACATCGAAAACCACACCTGCAGGGCCATCCATCCCTCACGCTCGTCCAGGCTCGCGACGCGCAGCGACGAGTAATTCGCCCCTGACATGTCGCCGGTGAGGCTGTGGTTGGCCACGTTCAAGCTCGCGGAGGCGTGGCGAAGGCAGGCCGCAAGGAATGGGCCGAATTCGCCGGTGGGCCAATTCCACTCCGCTTTGACAAATTCCTTGTTGCCGATGTCCTCGAAAACGCCGGCTTGGGCATCCATCTCGAGCGGCTCTTCGGTCGCTTCGCCGTCCGGTTCTCTGAAAAACCCGCATTTGGCGGCGCTGACCCGGGCGTTGATGACGGCCGCCTGCTCGTATCCCTTGATGTGCCAAAGGCGGAGTAGCGCAGCGCGCATCCACGGGAGCCCGCGGCGCTGGCCAACAAGCTCCGGGACAAACGCATGAATGATCTGGTCGGCAGGCACGCGCTCGTAATCCATGGTCGAGGCGTAGCCCCAGTAGTCGTTTTGCCCCTTGCGCAGGTGGTAGGCCACCGGGCGCCCGGCCTTGTTGTATTCGATGCTGAAGCGGATGTAGTTGCCGCCCGGCAGTCCGTCCTGGTTGTGGTGTGGATCCAGGAGAAACGGGTCGAGAGGTTGAATCGCAAACCCGTAAGGCCCCGCCTCGTCGCCGATCACGATCTTGGCGAGGACTTCGCCATCCATGGCGGCACTGGTGATCAGGAGCCGCTCCGTGGTAATTCCGTCGTGCTTTCCGGTCACCTCGGGCGCCTCGAGGAAGTCCGTCCATGCGTCGGAAATCGCATCCGCCGTGGCCTCATCGTACTTCCCGTCAGATCCCTTCGGAATCGGCTTCAGACGCACGCCGCGGGAGCCCACGACGTTGTCGCGGACCAGGTGCATGTAGCGCCGGCCGTGGTCATTGTTGTTCGCACATTCCCGGCTGCGGGCGCAGAGGATGTTCCAAAATTGCCACACTGTCTGGTCCGCCGACATTGGCCAGGTGGTCCAGGAGGCCTCTTTGCGGCCCACGCTACCGGCATCGAGCCCCATGATGGCGCCGAGGCTCCCGGCCGCGATCGATCGCGTCTCCTTCACGTAATTGGAGCTGACCGGAGAAACCCAAGGATACGACCGGCCCGGCCGGTGCTTTCGCGGCCGCCCGAAGAGCGGAGAAAGGAGGCTGGAAATCTTCACAAGAAGACCTCGATGCGCCGGCCGATCACACCACGGCGGCCGGAAGCTCGTATGTTCTCCTCCCGGAGCCGGGTTTTCCAGTAACCCAGGAGGTCGCGCAGCTCCGCAATCGAGTACCGCTGCAGCTCGCGGTTGTTGATCTTGTACGACGCGGCGGCGAAATTATTCGGATTTGCCAGGTATGCCTCGATGTTTTCGACGGCCCTCTGCGCCTGGGATCGCTGATCGTTGGATCCGCCGACGGCGATTGAGGGCGTGATTGTGAAACTGACCGTCGTCAGGACGGATTTGGAGCCGAACGAGTCCACCGCCCAGATCTCGGCGGCCCACTGCCCGGGAACGAACGCCGAGGTGTCCTGGGTAATCAGCCAGGCGGTTCGCGTGAGTGGAATCGGCCCGAAATCGGTGAAAAACCCCGTTTCGTCGACGAGCCAGGGAACCCCCACGACGGAAAGTTTACGGACTCCCTGCGTGACGACAGGGGTGCCCGACGGGCCTTTGAAATTCGCAAAGCAGTTCGCAACCGACTCGGCACGGGGCAGCGCGGCGAGCTTGATGGTCTCACCTTGGACCCGGTTGCGCGTTACCATGATGTCACGAAAGGATTATGCCGCCGTCGGCGTCGGCCTTTGGCGTCTTTGGTTGGGCGGGAAGTGTCCGGTTTCGGGGGTGTATTTCCCAGCGCGCCGGCTTCCGCGCTGGGTTCCGCCGGCGTGAAGCGCGGCGTCGGTCGGGCTTGCCCAGCGGCCGCGTGCCCTGGGGACCCAACCGGCGGTTCGGCGCAGGCCTTCAGATATTCGCCCCGGATCCGGATGAACCTGTCCCACGGAGGACGCACGATCGCCGCCGCGGCCATTGCGTACACGCGACAGTCCAAGGCTTCGTTGCGTTGCCCGCTCGGGAGCGTCCATTCCCGCTTCGGGAAACCTTTCACCATGCGCGTCACAACGATTTCTGAGGTGATTTGCTTGAAATATTCCTCTGGCCGGGCGGTCGGAAAATGGCAGTACGCCGGCTTTTCCGGCTCCGCGATCTTGAACCGCCGGTAGAGCGCGGCCTTGGCCTGGTCGACGCCGACCGGGTAAAGATCGACCGGTCGCCGGGACTTGCCGGTCTGCTTGCGGTTAGGGGTCCCGGCGATCGGCAATCCTTCGCCGGACACGCCCTTGATCGCAAAAATCCGCTGCGCCTTGCGCCCCTTGCAGAATTTATAGACCGCCGTCGTGTTGGCGCCGCCAGAATCAATCGCTGTGGCGTAGACTTTCATCCCAAAGCCGCACGCGTGCGTGTAGCTCCGGTCCCGAATGACATTCAAAAGCTCATCCCAGGGGCAGTCAGGCTTCCCCTGCTCGATATCGGGATCCCCGTGGATGACGATGTAGTCGATGTTCCAGGTGCGGCTGTTCTCGTCGTGGCCGACGATTTCGCACTCGAGGCGGTCGGGTTGGGTGTCGACGCCGGCGGTGAGGCAGAGAACGCCGTACGGTACAGGGTACGGGTACTCCTCCGCGCGGGCCTGGAGCGTAGCCCAATCGAAAGCATCGGTCGTGTCCTCGTATGGCTCGCCAAGCACCGTGTTTATGAAGGTTTGGCATTCCTCGGGGATGTCCTTCACCTTCTCCCATTCCCGGGCGATCTGCTCGAGCTCGACCCAGGGCGAATATAGCCCGGACAGAAAGAAACCGGCCGATCCGTTGAACGGCGCGTGCGCGCGCCAGAAGCCCTTCCTTACTGCCTGGTTTTTTTGGACTGTGGTGTAGGGCGTTTGGCACTTCGGGCAGTTGAGGCTGGCAGTCTCGGGCTTTCCCTCCTCCCAATGCAGGTTCTTGAATTCGATGATGTGCGGCTCCCCGCAGGAAGGACACGGCACGTAGTAGTGGCGCTGGTCTGAAGCCTCGAAAGCGCGGCAGATTCGGGATGTTTGCTTTAGCGTCGGGGTCGAAGCCAGAAACACCTTCCGGTTCCAGAAATTCTGCGTGCGGCGGGTGCCGAGCGCGATCGGGTCGCCTTCAGCGCCGGCGGAAGCGGGATACCGGTCAACTTCGTCGAACCAGACGATTCGGACGGGGTGACTGGCCAGGTTGGTGGGGGCATTGGCGCCGCCGATCACCAATTTCCCGCCTGGGTAGTTCTTGTGGAGGATCGTGTTGCCGGAATCCCGTGATTTCGGGTCGGCCACCTTGTCCCTGAGGCATGGGGTTTCCTGGATGGTGGGTGCGATCCGGTCTTTGGAGAAGTCCTCTGCCGTCGTGGTGGTGGGTTGGAACAGAAGCTGCGGGGATGGCTCGTGTTCGATGTAGAAACCGATGCCGTTGATGATGATTTCGCTCGCCGCGACCTGGGAGCCTTTACGGAAAACGACCTCGCGGACCGCCGGGTCGCTCATCGAATCCATTATCTCCCGCGTGTACGGGACGCGGCTGGTGCGCCAAATCCCCGGCTCAGGTGAGGAAACGCTGGGAATTCGCCGATTTCGGTCAGCCCACTGGCTCAGCGTCAGTTTCGGCGGCGGCGCCCAGGTCCTCGCGATGTCGCTCCAAATACCTGCGTACAACGTCTCCCGGCTTTGCTGAAGCAAGCTCGGCAAGCGCCGTCGTGACGCCTTCGTTGAGGAGGGCGGCGATCTGGTTGGGGTCGGTTTCGCTGGCGAGCTGGCCGGCATAGGTGGCGGGGATACCGAGAAGTTTGTTGCGCGCTCGGAGGATCAGATCGCACATGATCTCTCGGAGGATTCCCATGTCCCCCGCGGTGCCGACCAGGAGCGCCGTGCGGACCTCGGCCTCTTCGCGCTTGGCGCGCGTAAGGAGCGTCCGCTCGCGCTCGTAGTCCTCGGGGCCGGCCGCCATCGCGGACCGCTCCCGAAATTCGATGTAGCCGCGGACTGAGGCGACAAGGTCATATCGGCCGTGCGCCAGATTCTTGACCGTACCATCCTCCGCGAGCTGCCGGATCCTCCGCGGCGAGATTCCGAGAATTTCCGCCAGTTCATCCGCCGAGCATTCTTTCCGCTTTGGGGCGGCACGGCTCATGCGGCCTGTTGCGGGCTGGGCTCCGCTTTCGCGGATTCCCGATCGATCACAGCCGACTCGGCGAGCGCTTGGAGTCCCCAGATGACGATGGAGTTTTGACTTATCGTCTTGGGCCCGACGGGCGTGCGCACGCAGATCATGAGGTCCTCTTGATTGCGCGCCTGCTTCGCGGGCCGAAGAATCATCAGCGATGCACGGTCGCCGTGACGGATTTCGAGGGTGGCGGGCAGGCGGGCCGCCACGAGCTCAACGGCTCGCTCGATGGTGACCTCCATGGCCCTCTCCTCGTTGATCACCACCTCCAGCGTCGGCTGGAAGAGATTGAGCATGGTGTACATCGCCCCATATGGGGACTGAGGCTGGCCGCGCAGCCGGAGCAGGATTTCTTTGATCATGGAGTTTGTTCGGCCGCCAAGGGTGCCGTTGAGCCGATTCATGGCGGCGCGCTCGGGAGAACGTGGGCCGGCCGCAATCATGCGGTGAAAATCCGCGGGGAGTGGTCCGCGCTCCTCCGCCGTAATCTGCCTGACCCGCCGCTCCGTGACGCCATATTTGCGTGCGATCTCCGCAATCGGCATTTCAGCCATGAAATCCGCCCAGATCTCGGCCTTCCGCGTAGCGTTCCGGCAATTCGGGACGGTTATGTCCTCGCCGCCAAAAGTGTGCGCCAACCTGAGCGCGGCGTCCTCGCCCAGCCAGCGGACAAGTCGATGGTCAGGGGCCAGGTTCTC